AATTTCACATAAATAATAAATTTTATATATAAGATAATTTTAAAAATGTATGCGTGTGTATATTTTGAATAAAAACGGATACATTTTTTTAATGCAAATACATTGATACAGAGTGAAAAATCACTAAAAATTTAGGGGGGAGGGGTACTTGTAAAAATATTATTGTTTGAAAATTTATTAGAAAAAGGTAACCGTTTTAAAGTGATAAACAACGGTTACCTAAAATCAAGAATAACTATAAGGTAATAGTTAAAGATTACTATATTGTCGAAAACTTAGTATGTCAACACATAAAAATTATTTATTGTCGTTATTAATATATTTATCGACAGCTATTCTTATTTCGGTACTGAGATCTCTGTAATTAGCTAACGCCATGGTACGCATATGCTCCAGTTGTTCTTCGGTTAGCCTTACGCTTACTATTTTCCACATTTTATTTTTAGTCATTTTCATTCCCCGTATTATTGTGCGTTATTTTCTTTTAATATATCAATTATTCTGCGAAATCCATATCTTTCCGCCATAGCTAAGGCTGTGTGCCCCTCGTTATTTTTAACGTTAATATCAATACCTTTTTTAATAAGCATTTTGACTATTTGCGGATAACACGTGGCGGTAGCAGAATGTAAGAGAGTCCAACCTCCTTCGCATTTACTATTTAAACAATCAGGTATTTCTTTTAATATTTCTAACACTAAACTATATACTCTGTTTGCATTACCAATGCATCTACCTCTACTTATGATATTTCCTAAATCAGTTTTACCTTCTCTTATCATTTCAATATATTTGCTCATTTTATACCTTCCGTTTTATTGTTATTGCTTTTAATACTTTTTCAGTAAGGCCTTTCCCTACTATATTTTCAAAATAATTACGGTCGGTATAAAATGTACTTTCTAAACCGATTGTACCGTCTGTTAAAGCCTGGTAAGCATCTAAATACTCAGTTAAACAGGGAAAATCTATACTATAGCGTCCGGAAGCTAATAAATTTTTACCTTTAAAAACAAAAGGTATTAAATTGCACTCTAAAGCTGTTTTTTCATTAAAAACTAAAGGTTCAAAATATGCAGACCAACTGCTTAATTTTTCTAAAAACACTTGATCTGTTTGTTCTTCAATTTCTTTTTTACATGTATATGGATCTTTAAAATGTTTTATAAACAGGTCTTTATTATATTCAATATTGTTCCAAGCATTTTTTAATTCATTGATACCTATCTGGTGTTTTGTGTAAAAAGAATCTATCCAGGATTCAGTACGATAATAAGTTTTGCGATAAGAAATCATTTTATACCTTCCGTTTTATTGTTGTAACTACAATATACTACAGAAAATTACATTAGTCAACATTAAAAATATAATTATTTTATTTCGTTATCGATATTCATATAGGAATATCGGAACTTATTTGAATGTAGAAATAGCTTACGCCATGGAAATAAAAAAGGTACTAAGTGAGTTCTCAAGCTTAGTACCTTTATCTAACTATTAAAATTGACCTTAACAGTTCATTTGTTGAAATCATACCTTATACTGAATCATAACAACTCGACTAATATAATTTGAACAATCATAGTTGTCAACACTAAAAATATAAATTTATACAAATAACCATGCAACTCTCGTTATAGGAATTCCCATAACGGCTTTAGCTATATGTTTCCAATTGAGTTTAGTTAAATATCGAGGTCAGTCGTGATTCCGACCTACCTTACTAATATATAATCATTTTAAGCTAACCCCTCATGGAGGGAATACCCGCTACGGAACTTAAAACTATTCATTTAAGTTTATTTTCCGTCCTTAGGATTGGAGGACGGTTTAGTTATATTAACCGGCTTTCTTTTGTCTGTTTTTTATATAATCAACAAGAATCTTTTTTATCTCGCTATTTCTTGAAGCAAAATTTTCTTTAGCATCTTTATCAATAATACAGACTATTTCAGTAGGAAGCCTTAAGTTTACTGTTGTTGCATCTTTTTTCATAGACATAATCTCGTTGTGTTACGGTTATAAAATACTGGTTTTAATAGTTATTTGTCAACCAAAATCTCATCTATATTACTTTAATCCTAATTATAATTAACTATTTATATAATTATTTTGTCATAATACTATTTACATTATGGTTATAAAGTTTTAAAATTATAACTAAAACAAACCGTGCATATTAAACTAACTTTAATTATTATTAACCATTAGATTTTATTAATTTTTTAACTATATTTTTAGTCACTTAAAACCTTTTAGTTATGCACCTTTGGAGCTAGTTTTAAAATATTGAATTTTTTATTTGAAAAAACATCAAAATTAAGCATTTTTAACTAAAAAATATGTTGATTTATGTAATTTATATGATATAACTTAATAAGTGCTAAAGAAATTCAGCATTTAAGAACTAAAACTCAAGAATGACAAAAAACTAAAGGTATAAAAATGTTAATAACTTACAACAGAAAAGAGACCCGAAATCTCGGTAACTTTGAACATCTCTCGATAGAGATAGGTGTAACTGACGAAGTACGTTTTGAGAATGAATCGATAGACGAATGCTTTCAAAGACTTCAAAAGTTCGTGCACGCAGGTCTTGAATCCCAGCTAAAAAAATCTCCTAAAATTAAAAAACAACCTGACAAGCCTGTTCCGGCTATTACGATTAATCCTTCAGCTAAAGCTGAAACGATAGAGATAGGGGCTAGTGATCTTCAACACTTTGTAAATGTTGAAACCACACGTAATTATTTAAAAGAAATTAGCCGGTTAAAAGACGGTAACAAGGATAAAATAAACACGATATTCAGTAAATACGGAGCAGGCAATATTGAGAATTTAACCCCTGAGCAGTTAAGAGGGTTTATTGATGAAGTTAACGAAAAGGTAGCAAAATGAACTTTTTTAGCAAACCCCAACAACCCTTATATGCAAAAGATGAGCTGATAAAAAAAGAACTATTCAAGATGGTACTTGAAAACGACATATCAAGACATCGCAACGCTGATGAAATAGTCAGGATGGTCAATACTGCATATGAATATATACGTAACGATAAAATAAGCGAAACTCCTCTTATTTCGAAAGACACTGAATTTAACGCAAAAGTCTATTAACATGTCAAAGAACCCATTGCGTCTTTCAGCCTCATCATCAAAACAATGGATGACCTGTGCAGGCAGTGTTCAGGCTCAGGTCGGAATACCTCGGGAAACAAGTATTTATGCTGAGGAAGGCATACTTGCCCATACAATTGCCGCTAAATATCTGGATAACAAGATATTTCATATTGAAAATAACGAGCCTTTATTAGGCGCTGAGAAGTTGTTGCCGCTTGAGTCATATGCAATGAAAAAGCATTTAAATACTTATCTTAATTATATCAAGCGTATAATTGACGATGGTGAGACTAAAGTTTTCTATATTGAGCAAAAAGTTGATTACTCAAACATAATACCGAGTAATCCCGGTATTGCCGACTGCGTAATATTTAAAAATAACCATTTACACGTCGTTGATTTGAAATACGGAATGGGGGTAATTGAACATGCAAAAGACAACACCCAGTTACTTTTATACGGAATAGGTGCAATCAATACTTTTAAATCGGTTATTGAAAGTATCGGAGTACCTGAGCACATTACGCTTCATATAGTGCAACCCCGTATTGGCAATATTGATCACTGGACACTTGACATTAATACGTTAAAAGATTGGGCAAGAAAAATAAATGAAGCAGGTGCAAAAACTCAATTACCTGGAGCTGTAAGGATTCCAAGTCAAGATGCTTGTAAATTTTGTCTTGCAAAGCCTACTTGTTATGCAATTCATGATCATTTACAAAAAACAATATTTTCTAAAACGGATAAGCTTGAAGATTTAACTAATGATGAACTTAAAGTTGTTTTAGACAATATGGATTTGGTAACTGATTTTTTGGCATCTGTTAAGAAAAAAGTGCGTGATGAGTTAACGCAAGGTAAAACTTTTCCGGGTTATAAACTCGTCGAAGGTAAAGGTAGACGAGTAATCGACAAAAACAAAGAATCCGAACTATATGACGAGTTCGGAGAAGTAATATATCAAAAGAATTTGATCGGTGTTACGGAACTTGAAAGTCTCATAGGTAGAACTGAGATTAGGCGTTTTGTAACAATGACAAATCCCCAACCCTCGCTTGTACCTGAGAACGATACGAGAGAGGCATTAAACTTTAACTACAATAATAAATTTGAAAACTTAAATTAAAAGGACATAAAATGACAAAAAATAAAGTATATAAAGAAATTCAACTTAAAAACGTAAGATTATCTTATAATAGTCTGTTTAAAACAGCTGTGTATAAAGGTGAAGATACGGGTAAATATACTGCAACTTTTATTCTTGATCCTGTTAAAAATGCTATTGAACTTAAAGAAATTAGGGCTATTATTGAGGATCTTTTAAAAGAGAATAAAATAAAATCTACTCAATTGACAAGCATATGTTTAGCTGACGGTAACGATACCGACAAAGAAGAATATGCAAACAAATTCACACTAAAAGCATCAACATCAAATAGAATTCAGGTGTTGAATAAAGATGCTAAAACGTTAATTAGTCAAGAAGATAATGTTATATACTCCGGATGTTATGTAGATACTTTTGTGACTTTACATTTCTCGGAGTATGGCGGCAAAAGAATTTGCGCGTATCTTAATGCAGTACGATTTACAAATGACGGTGAGCGTTTTGGCAATTCAGGCGGCAACTACATAGGAAAATTCGATCCCGTAAATGACGAGATTCCATTCAATGACATTTTCTGAACATAAAGTAGTATTTCTTGATGTTGAGTGCTTTACGAATTATTTTCTTATCTGTTTTAAGTCTTACGACAAAATGACTGTTAAAAGTTTTGAGCTTAGTGCAACAAAGACTTTGGATATTAAAACAATTGAGACGATAATGACGACGAGAGTAACAATCGGGTTTAACTCGATAAGTTATGATTTACCGATGATTGCTTATGCCTTAACTGGTGTAAGCAATCAGGAACTTAAAAACTTATCTGATGCGCTCATAACATCAGGTAAAAAGCATTGGGAGGTAACGCGTGAATATGAAGTAAATATTCCATGGTCTTGGGAACATATCGACCTTATTGAGCCTGCGCCGGTTCCGGATAAAGTTTTGGGCGGAGGTTTTAAGACAGGATTAAAGATGTATGGAGCCCGTATGCATGTAAGACAGCTTCAAGACTTACCTTATGACCCCGCCGAGCTTATCGATGCAGAGAAAGCTAAAATCATTAAGGAGTATTGTATTAATGATGTAAACATAACCTATACTCTTTATGAGCGTATTAAGGAAAGATTGGTTTTGCGTGAGGCGTTAAGTAAAGATTACGGTACTAATTTATTGTCGAAATCTGACGCCAAGATTGCTGAAATCGTCTTATGTAATATGATCGGGTTAAGACGTAAGAAAGAAAGTGAGCAAGTAGCAGATACTGAGAAAATTTATACGTATAAAATACCGAAATATTTAAAATTTAACTCAGTCGTTTTAAACGATTTTATAGAAAAACTTAAAAACACTGAATTTAAGTGCGATGAAAACGGAGCTCCTTATATTGTCGGTGAGTTGAACAAGGAAATTTATTTGTTCGGCAATATCTACACTTTTGGCCTTGGCGGACTTCATTCAACAGAAGAGCACAGAGCTTTAAAAGCAGGTGATGACGAATTCATAATGGATATTGACGTATCGGGTTGTTATCCGACAATCATTTTAAATAATAATTTTTGCCCTGATTTCTTTGATAAAAATGTTGATAAGAACAAGTTTATTGAGATTTACAAGAAGCTTTATAATGAAAGACTGGCGGCTAAAAAAGCCGGTAATAAAGTAAAGTCCGAATCATTAAAAATTATTCTTAATAGTGGATTCGGTAAATTTGGTTCAAGGTTTAGTGCACTATATGACCCGTCTTTGCTGCTTAACATAACTATTACAGGGCAATTAACTCTACTTTACATGATTGAGAGAATAAGCGAATGTGGTTTTAGCGTCTTATCAGCTAACACCGACGGCATAGTGATAAAAGGTTTAAAACAGGATTTGTCTAAATTATATAAATTATTAAAAGACATTGAAACTATCTTGCGAATTGATCTTGATCATACATTATATACAGCTCTTTATAATGAATCGGTAAATACATATTTAGCGATTAAAGAAGACGGTAGCGTTAAGGCTAAAGGTATTTACGCTGAAAACGGTTTAAGTAAAAATCCGCCTATCAAAGTTTGCGTAGAAGCGGTAATCGAATATTTAAAAGGTAATAAGGACATATTAACATTTATTAAAAATAATAGTAAAGATATTCTTAAGTTTTTATCTATTCGTAAATGTAGAACGGCAGCAACATATAAAGGTAATTATCTCGGCAAAACCGTTAGATGGTACTACGGTATAGGCGGTGAGGCACTTAGAGGTACTAACGGCCATAAAGTAGCTGACAGTGACGGGGCTATACCGCTTATGACGCTACCCGATCCTTGGGAGACTCCATTATATGATATAGACTTTAATGCGTACGTTGCGAAAACCTATAAAATGTTAAAAAATTTAGGGGTACAAATAGATGCTTGAGAGGTTTATTGAAAGAAACGTATGTGAATACGCTAAAGGCAAAGGTTTTTTACATTACAAGTTTGTATCACCGAGTAACAGAGGTGTACCTGATCGTATAGTTGTAAGTCCTCACGGGCAAATATTTTTCATTGAATTTAAGAACGAGAAAGCTAAATTAACCAAGTTACAAAAACATGTGATTGATAATTTAACTCGTTGTTTTTGTAATGTTTATGTAATTAGAACCGTTGCTGACGGAATGAACCTGATCGACATTTATGCGTAAGTATTCTGACCTTACAGACTATCAATTGAAAGCTGTTGAATTCATAAAAACTAAAGGTCGCGTAGCACTTCATTTAAAAATGGGTAGAGGTAAAACGGTAATAACTTTAACTGCAATAAGTGAATTACTTAAGATTCCGTTAATAAAGAAAGTATTAGTAATTGCTCCACTTCGTGTTGCAAATAACGTATGGCATGCTGAAATAGAAGAATGGGAGCATTTAAAACATCTTAAGTACTCAATAGTAACAGGAAGTGAAAAAGAGCGTCTAAACGCTTTAAAAGTGGATGCAGACATCTATATTTGTAACAGAGAAAATGTCGTATGGTTATATGAGGCGGGTTATTCTAAATTCGGTATGATAGTACTTGATGAGAGTACATCATTTAAAAACTCTAAGTCACAGCGGTTTAAATATCTTAAGAAGTTTCAATATCACTGGATGGTACAATTAACAGGTACTCCGGCACCTAACGGCTTAAAAGATTTATGGAGTCAAATATATTTACTTGATGGCGGCGAGTCTCTCGGTAAATCGATGTGGAGTTTTGAGAATACTTTTTTTTATTCGGATTACATGGGTTACAATCTTACGCCTAAATCTCCCAAACTTATTTTTGAGAAAATTGATCATTTAGTTTATTCTCTTGGTTCCAATGAAGATGTAAGCTTACCTTCGTTAACAAAACTTAAGACATTTATTAACATTCCTAATTTTAAAAAATATAAATCATTAGAAAAAGAATTCTTTTTAAAAGTTAATGATAACGCAATTGTTGCATCAACAAAAGCAGTACTAGGTAATAAACTTTTACAATATTGTAACGGTGCTGTATATGATGCTGATAAGAATGTTATTGAAACCCACACGGCAAAGCTTGATGCACTTGAAGACTTAATAGAGGATAACGCTAATGAAAACATCTTGGTTGCTTACAATTACAAATCAGATTTAGAGCGGTTACTTGCAAGATTTAAACAAGCCGAACTAATAAATGATGCAAATATTGCAAAATGGAATAAAGGCGAGATTAAGTTAATGTTATGCCATCCTGCAAGTGCGGGCAGAGGCCTAAATCTTCAATTCGGCGGCAACATAATAATTTGGTTCGGTCTTACTTGGAATCTAGAAGACTATTTGCAATTTAATGCAAGATTATACCGCCCCGGTCAAACTAAGGGTGTTGTCATTAATCATATAGTTGCGAAAGACTGTATTGATGAAAAAATATTAGACGCTCTTGCTGCTAAAAATATCAGTCAAAATAACTTACTTGACTATCTTAAGACTAATGTTACAAATTAACTCTAAGTCCAAATCCTACTTGATGAGTATAATATTTCTTTACTTGAGATGCCGTTTTTAAGTTATAGATTCGTTTAGGTTTACCGAAATTTTTATAATTATAGTTGATATCAAGATTTATAGTTTCATTTACTTTAATACCTACCCCTGCACCTAGTCCGTATATAAAATTAGTCCTTTTTGTTTTATATTGTTCAGCGGCTAAAGGTATATTTATCGTTTCACCGTTTATTATGTTACCCGAGAATAACGCGTTTATTTTTTCGTTAATTGTTGCGTAACCGATTCCGCCTGAAACAAATAAACTGTAGTTTTCTTTATCTACTATATTCAAATAATTATTAAGAAGAACGTAGTCAATATCAGTCTTATATTCAATCTTTTTAACGCCGGTTGTCGTTGATTCGTCTAGTACTTCTTCAAAATCACGATATTTAACATTCTGTTTAATGTGAGTCATGTTATATTGTAAGCTTAAACGGTATTTATTGTTTATGTAATAGCCTGCTCCGATACCACCATCTAAAGTAGAGCCTTTGTTCATATTTATTTCTGTTTTTAAGTAGAAATTACTTGCAAAACAATTAGTCGTATAAAAAGTTATCAGTAGTAAAATGTATTTTTTCATATAATTGTAAACTCATTAATGTCCCCGACTATCTGAGTTTGATCGGGAGTTGGGGTTAAATTTGCTTGTTCTGCAATTTTTAATATTTCTGAAGTTTGTAGTTCTTCTTTAGCGACTTGTTCTTTTAATATTTTTAAACGCTCAAGTGCTTGTGCGACTTCAAGTCTCTCACGCTCAAGCTCTAATCTTATATTAGTAGTTTGACGCTGAATGCTTATCTGTTCTTGTGCATGCAATTGAGATTTAATCTGTTCAGTATTTAGTTTTGCTTTTAAAGTTGCAGCTTCATCATGAATAGAAACTAATATTTTCTGTTTACTTGTTTCAAGATCAGCTATTGATTTCTTTAGTTCTTCTAATCGTGCTTCTTCATCAAGTTTTTGTTGTTTAATTTTTTCTTGTTCTAATTCTTTAGCAAGCTTTTTCTCTTCTTTCTTGAGTCTTTTCTTTTCCTTCTTTTCAAGCTTTGCGATCTTCTTTAGTCTACTCGCTTCATTCTCGATTTCTATCTGCTGCTTTTGTAATGCAAAACTTTCTTGACTGAGTCTAAGTGCTTCTTTTGCTGCTTCAAGCGCATCATTTTCAACTTTTACTCTTTCTTGTGCAGCAGTAAGCTTGCGTTTTTCTACAACTATTTCGTAATTGTCCTCTACTGGTGGACGAATAGGTTCCGGTTGTCTTGTAAATACAGGGCTATATTGTACCGGCGTATATACAGGCGATGGTTGTTGAGGTGATGCCGGTTGACTTTGAGACATATTTTTAGCAGCTGCAGCGGCCGCCGCCCTTGCTTTACCTTCTTCGACAAGCTGTTTTACACGCATTAATTTTTCTTTGCTCATAATTCTTTATTTTTATAATGGTTAATAATTAACGTTTTTACCATAGCCGGCGTTGTTCTATTATTTTCTTTAGCGTCTAAACTTAATTTTTCAGCTATATCCCGTGGTAAAGTAAAGGTGCTTATTCTAACATAATTTTTGGTCATAGTATATATTTTTCCGTATTATGATAATATTTTAACATATAAGTAATATAAATTAAATTACAATAAATAAAAGCTAACTATATAAAAATGTATAATTTTATATAAAAATATGTTGACTTTGTATTTTATTTGCAATAAGTTTACTTGTAAGTTGGTAAAAAAGTAAAGTAAAATAAACTAAAAGTATAAGGTATTGTATGAACGGTAATTTTAAATTTTTGATTTTACTTCTTTTAGTCGGCTTAGGTATGTATATCCAAATAAAAGTACACAATGAAACAGAAGAGCATTATGCAAGAAGATTGCAAAATGTTATAATAAGGGTTGATACTTTAGAAAAGAGTTTATTGAAAATTGAGAAAAAACTTTATGAATTTAAAGTAGAGAAAAGATTAGAGAGTAAAGAATAATTGAATAATTTTAAAAAATATTTTTTTAGTAAATATACATTGATTACAATAATTTTAATCACCGGAATTTTTGCTAAATATTTTTTAGGATATAATAGTTTTGTAGAGGAAGTTGCAGAATTATTTTACAAAATGTTAACAGGGAAAGACGTAAATTTCAGTTATGAAGTTCCTGAAAATCCTGAGCATGATTTAAACAGATTATTACCTTAAAAGAGTATAAAGATGAATAAGTTAACAAAAGAGCAATTAAATAAACTATTGTATGAAGCTATTAAAGCTAATTCAATTAATGCAGCTAAGCGGGCGTATTACTTGGGCGCTGATTTGTATGCTAAGTGTAATTATATGCATGTATCACATAAAGTCTATAATAATACTCTAGAATATATATTGGATGATCCCAATATAGGGCAACCTATGCGTAAATGGGTAGTAACTACAATTGAAACAGAGAGAAGGTAAAAGTGAGTAGAATAAATAAAATGGATAAAGTTGTAAGTAGTAATTTACGTTTAATCAGACTAAAGAAAGGTTTAGCTCAAAGAGAATTTGCAGAAGTGTTAAATATGAGTTTACAACAAATTCAAAAATACGAAGCCGGTATTAACAGACTTAGTTGCGGTAATTTATACATGTTAGCACAATATTTAAAAGTACCTATACATGAATTTTTTAGTCTTAAAAAGGAAATTGAATCAAGTGACAAAGATCAGTTGTGTGCCAGTATGCTTAAATATTTTATAAAATTAAAAAATGAAGAAATACAACGTGATTTATTAACGTTTGTAAAAAAGATAGCGAGTTAATTAAAATACAATGGATATGAATATGAGTTTAATACGTAAACTAGAAGCGTGTGTTATTTTAGAAGATATATCAAAATTAGATGATCTTATACAATCTGATTATGAAAAAACTAAAAACTATTTAACTAATCTTTTATATTGGTCGATATCTGGAGGGCATCTTCAAGTAGTTCAACATATTCTTGAAAAATATAAAAATATGTTAAATAAAAATGAACATGAAAACGACATTAAGCATATGTTTAGTATAGCTTATAATTCTGCGGAAATAAATATTATGCAAGCACTACTGCTTGCTTTTCCTTGGATTGCAGACGAAGAGTTTAAAAAGAATTATTTTGCTGAACAACCTCAGTTACTTGATTATTTATTGAAAAAAATGAAAACAAAATGAAAACAACTGAATTTATAAGTCAATTATCGGTCATTAAAGATAATGTACGTATTTACATATCCGATTCTAAAAGAGGTAATCGAGTATATTCAAAGTTCCCGACAGCTAAAGAGTTGTTGGAGTGGTCATATAGATTTCGTGGGTTTGATACTGAAATGTTTCTTGATAAACATAGGGTTGTTTCGCTAAGGATTGAGAAAGTATGCGAAAAATATTTAGGTAATACTACGGTGGTATTACTAGAAGTAGAATAATTAAAAAGGTATGTAATGTTATTTTTATCAGGGTTGATATCGTTAATATTTGGTTTAGGTATAGGTAAATATATCTGGAAAAAATCGTATGAAGACTCTTATAAAATCAGAATATGGGCGATATCATATTTAGTTGTAGGAGTTTTACTTATATCTATGAGTTTTTATTGTAGAATTAAACCTGGAGAAGTAGGTGTTGTGGTAGATTTATTTGGCTCGGACAAGGGTGTTGAAAATAAAGAAATTACATTAGGGATACACTCTATTCCACCATGGAAAGACGTATATAAATTTCCTATTTTTGAGCAAAACCATCAATGGGTAAATGAAGATGGGTTTAATTTTCAAACATCCGAGGGATTGTCCGTTCATGCAGATATCGGAATAACTTTTAATTTAGAATCTAATAAGGTTCATGAATTATTTTGTAAATATAGACGAGGAATGGATGAAATAACACATCTGTTTATTAAAAATACAATTCGAGATGCTATGAATAAAGTAGCTTCACGAATGAAAATTGAAGATTTATACGGGCCTAAAAAAGAAGAATTTTTTCAAGAAGTGCATCAAGTAGTTTCTAAAGAATTATTGCCGATAGGCTTTAACATTTCTCGTATTTTTATAATCGGTAAATTTGGCGTACCTGATCTTGTAATGGAAGCTCTTAATAAGAAAATTGAAGCTACTCAAAGAGCTCAGCAAAGAGAGAATGAATTGCGCGAGTCTGAAGCTCAAGCTAAGAAAGAAGTGGCCATAGCAGAGGGGGCTAGTAAAAGTAAACTTATTAGTGCTAAAGCTGAGGCTGAAGCCAACGAAATGATCGCTAAATCACTTACTAAGGAATTATTGAAATGGCAATCTCTAACTAAATGGGACGGTAAATTACCCAATGCTATGGGAGGAGAGGGAGTTTCTTTTTTATTTGATGTAAAGAATTCAAAAGATTAAGTAAATATGACTAAAATACGTAAAAAAGGTGAGGGGAATCCTAAATATTGGCCGGGTAAAATTTTACTTGAGAAATATATAAAGCCAAGCGGCATAAGTCAAAATAGATTGGCGCGTGAAATTGGTTTGGAGGCGTATCATTTATATAGTATAGTTCATGGAATTTACGGTATTACACCGACTATTGCAAAAAACTTAGCTAAATATTTTAATACGGATAGCGAATACTGGTTAGATATGCAAGCTTATTATGAACTTGAACTGATATTATTTAAGTTTCCGAATTTAAAAAAATATGTATGTGCTTATCCTAAATGTGGAGGAATTGAGTAAATTTATGCAAGTAGTAGATGTACTTTTATTAACTTTATTGTTAATAGTGGGATTTAGTAAACATGACATGAAAAACCTATATCATAACTATTTAGTTAGTTGTTTCAAACAATTTTTAATTATCGGTATTTTATTTACGATAATATTAATAATATTAAGATATATAACAAAATGGTGGTAAAATGAACAATAAAGAATTGATGCAGGAACTTACTAAATACCCTTCAACTATGAATGTGTACATAACGGTTACTGATGAGATCGCAAATATTTTAATAAATACGAATAATAAGACACGTGAAGAAATAGTTAATAATCTTTATTTCTATAGATTGGTTGGGTTCTTAAGAAGTGATTTGAAATTTTTATTAGATAGAGACGTGAATGCTGCAAATAATCCGGCTTGTTTTGAAGAAAACAACACTTTTATAGAAATAAAAAGAGTTTATGAGGTTATTAACGGAAATGAAGAAATTATTGTTTTAGATAGATGAGGTTAAAATGAACGATAGAATAACAGTAAACACATTATTAAAGTGTCTAAATAATGTTGAATCTTCTTTAAATGTGTATGTACTCACAAGTAATAAATTACTTAATTTGGGTACAGTTAACAGTTTGTTTTGGAGCATACATGGTCATAATGATAAAAATGTAGCTGTAGAGACTGGGGATGAACACCTTTATATTATCAATATAAGTCTTTGTGAGCATAGTTTAATATTATTTCCTTATGATTCTTTTGGGAAAATTACCACGGACAAATTATTTTTTGGTTACTCTGTAGTCCTTGGTGATATAGTTTTACTTTCTGACCGGATATATTTTAAAGAAAAAGAAGAATCAAGAGTTGAAGAAAAAGAAGAATCAAGAGTTGAAGAACAAGAAGACATTGTAGATAAAGAAACTCTTGTAAGAAGACTAGAAAATGTTGAGATTAGATTAGATGCAATGAGTAGAGATTTATATAAGTTATTGAGAGATAGACCAACTATTATAAAAAGATTAGAAGGTATTGAGAATAAATTGGAAGTAAGATGGCCGGGTGAATAAATGTTAAAATTTAAAATAGGGGATATGATTTGGTTTTTAATTTGTATGTTTATCGTAATTTCCGGTTTTATTTTTTCTCCGTATAAGTTTAAAGATTTATTAACGCCTGACGGTAAAGAATACGTGACTGTTGAGAACTTGGAAAATATAAATAACACGCTCGTAAAGATTGAAAGGTTACTTGAGAAAATAGTTGAACAAAAAGATAATTAAAATGACCAAAAAAATTACTTTAAATTTAAGCGGAAGTCCTGAAGATTACGAAATAGTTAATATGGGAGTTCTGTCATATAAAATTACCTCAATATCACCGGTAGGAATTGAGCTTATAAAAGAGTTCGAAGGGTTCAGTGCAAAAGCTTATTATTGCCCTGGCGGTAAACTGACCATTGGTTACGGACATGTTCTTTATGAAGGTGAAAACTACGATCAGCTGCCGTTTGGTATAACTGAAGAATATGCGACCAAATTACTTGAACAGGACGTATATATTGTTGAGAAGAATTTAAATGAGAAAGTTAAAGTTAAGTTGTCGCATAATCAGTATGACGCATTATGCTCTTTAGTGTATAATGTAGGAATAGGCGCGTTTAACAGAAGTAAGGGACTGAAGCTTTTAAATGAAGGTCAAAAATATTTAGCTGCGAGCGAATTTTTTCATCCCGAATATGGATTTGTAAGAATTAAAGGTAAGGTTAGTGTAGGTCTTATTAGACGCAGGCAAGCTGAATGGAATTTATTTAATAATACTAGCGTATGATTATAGGTAATTTATTGAAATTCTGGTCGTTTATTCTTGTTTCTGTTACGGGTTTATTTTTACTTATTCGTAATAGGTTTCTTGTGAGCGAAAACAGGGAACTGAAACATCAAGTTGAGGAATCTGAGAAAACGGCTACAATAAATGATAATATAGTTAATGATTTAATTGAGACGATAGGTGAAGATGAGGGCGATAATCGTAGCGTTACTATTAAGCGGATGCACAAAAATAAGTTATAAAACATCGAAAGTAATTTTACCTGATATGCCTATTGCAGGGCATGAGGCGGCAACTGAGCTTGAAAATGCTTGTCCTGATAAGAAATGTCCTAATTTGTATAAATATTTTAATAAATTATACATATTTAGGGTGCAATATTTAAGATATAAAGAAGAGTTGGCTAAATGAAAACATATACAGAGGAAGAAATACAAGAACTAGAACTTTACTACATAAAGTGGCAAGATATTGATAAATATGATTTGGAAGGTAAAACAATATATCAAATAATTAATTGTCGCTGGCATAAATCTAGCCCTATTGACGAGGGTATAATTTTACGTACGGGCGATAATGAATTAGTTCGAATAGGGATAACAAAATTATATAATGAGGGTGATCCGCCAAAGTTTGTTATTAAAGTAGGAAAAATAGAGAATAAAAATGATAAATAATTTAATGTTAAAAATAATAGTTTTGATTTTTTTAAGTTTTTATCAATTTATGTCGTATGCAGATAAAATTAATGTGAAAGAAATATATTCTAAATTAGAAAATAGCATTGTCTCAAACTGCGGGGATACTGATTTACCTAGTCTAATTTGTCTCCGTTTATTTGTTACGTATGAATTAATAAAAATTAATGAAAATTTAGAAGAAATTACAAAATATATAAAGAAACCCGAAACAAAAGAAGAAATAAAAATAGATAGAGAAAATGATAAACATTAAACAATTTAAAATAGGTCTTGCATCTATTATAGTTACTATTATTTTATGCTTTTATATATGTAGCGAACATATAATTTATCACATAGAAAAGCATTCAAAGCATCCTGATTACGGTAACATTGAGGGTGCAAGTGATAATCAATATAGGAATCGTAAAACCATGTTTAAACGAGTTTCTTATTGCTCACCGTGGGACAGTTGCTAATATGAAAAAGAAAATAATCACACGGACTAAAAAAACTACTGCAATAGATATTGTTGAAACCACTGAAGTAGATACTAAGTCAACGGCAAGCTCACCGCTGCTTTTTAAAGATTTTACGGAAGAAATACCTAGTTATACTTATCCGCTGGGACAATCACAAACTTACGATTCAGATGAAGACGCACGCAAAAACGCTCATGAGGATACGGTAACAACTGATGATGAGATTATTGGCGATGCGACTTGGAATACTTACAGAGGCAGCAGTAACTATAATGATAGCGATAAGAAAATAGCCCCCTTACCTGTTACAAGAAATTCTAAAGCAGAAATGGCACAAAAATTATTACCGAGTGCTATTGTCGGTGTAGGTGTTGGTGCCGCAATGATGCCTGTTTTCAATCATTTAACAAAGAATTCAGAGCAGTTCGGACTTGATATACATAGCAATCAAAACATGTTTATCGTATCTACTGCCAATACTTTTATTGTTGCCTCATTCTCATCCTACTCAATGATGTATCATTTTATTAAGCAGCATCAAGACCATTTTGAGCCGCATGTTAGCAGTACAGCAGTAAAAATAGCTAAAGTCGGTGCATCATGTTCACTAGTGTTGCCGCTTGGCTTATTATGGGGAATAGAACTGCGCAATCAGCAAGTTGCAGAGTCGCACGGTTTTGACGAGTATGTTGCATGGGCTGCTTTTACTACTGTGCCGCTTGTGATACATAGAATTATTGAAGCAATCAAGACTGTTGATGATATCAAGAACAATCCTGAACACATTGAATTAAATAGCCTTGGTAGCAAGCTTGTGGTGTACGGACTTGCGGGGCTATCAGTTGCAGGACGAACTATTGCATATGCTGAAAGTGTTAAGGCTTTGAGTCTTGCGGTAGGTATTGATTCTGAAATATCGTTAGGCCTTGGTATTGTTGCAGGGGGTTTACTTGGGTCTGGTGGCGATACAGTATTTGAATATCAAGCTATCAAATCTTTATTTTCTGTAAACTCTAGCGCAATGACTCCTGCTAAAGTTGCGGGTGGCATTGTAGCAACATTAGAAGGGGCTTGGTTTACTTTGCCGTTAGTATCACTCGGTCTAAACGCAACGCAAGAATGGAGCCCGTTGCTGCGGGGAGCTCTATATACTCCGTTATTTGTATCGCACAGCATTTTAGAAGCAACAAGACTTTATGATAACGCTTACAATATGCTTGAGACTGTAACAGAGGGCATTAAAAATATGGGTTGCTGCGGTAATAATTATGATGATTTGGATGTGTGAGATGCAAAGTGTATTACTTTTTATAGCATTATTACCTACGTTATCTTTATTATTGCGAATAATGTTAGATATAAAGGAGGTAATAGGGTGTGCATTAAATAATAAATACGTAAAAATTGTTGTTATTATTTTATTTGTAAGTTTTGATATTTATATATGGTACTTAGTTTATTTAAAATATTTTGTTTAAATAAACTATGATGATTTGGAGATTAGTTAATGGCTATTGAAAATAAAGAAGAATTACTTAAAGCCTTTGAAGAGGATAATTTAGATGTAATAAAAGGATTATATCAAAATATGATTGATGAAAAATTATTTAAAGCTATACAAAACGGCGACGTATTTGAAATTAAAGAATTGATAAAAGAAAATATTGAACCTTACATAGACCTAGATGAGGATGTTGAAATTAGTTGCGGTCGCCTTAGTAATCGTAATGAATATCAATATTTAACCGTAAAGTATAGTGTAAACTCTTCAAGTGGTTATTATACAGATGAGTATTGTTTAAAAAATATTAAATTTAAAAATAAATCTTTGTACGACGCAATATGCGGATTTTATAAGAAACTATTGGGGGTTAATTAATGACAGAAATAAATAAACCATGGGAAAACGATATTAGGCTCGTTTTATTTATGGAACCTACTACAAAATATAAGTGTTTAATTCGTCGTGTTAGGTCTGTTAACGTAACTGCGGGACATTTGTGCGGTTATGTGATTATTCCTAAAAATCATCAATATTATAATACGTCAATAGATTATAATTGTTTTAGTTTAGAAGTACATGGGGGTATAACTTATTCAGATTTTATGGATGATATTGAAATAGAAGGGGAAAAACCATTTTGCATAGGTTTTGATTGCGCGCATTCGGGCGATTTAATGCCAAATTATGATACTGAATTAACAAAAGGACTGTATGAAGCAATGATATCAGCGGGTTGCGTATATAGAAATGTAGAGTATGTCAAAAATGAATGTGTAAAACTTGCTAAACAATTGAAAGAAGTTGAATAATGAAACTTGATATTTTCGAAGTATTAACCGTTATATTTATAACATTAAAAGTTATAGGCATCGGTGATATTGCTAAATATAACTGGTTTATAGTACTTAGTCCTATGTGGGCAGGGATGGTTTATGAAATGTTTATGTTTAGAAAAAAGCGTGCGCCTGATCTTAGAATAGAAATTAACAGAAGTAAGAAAGATTATTTATGAACAAAGAACAACGAGAAAGTAGTGAATTTTTAGCATTCCTACTTGCAATACTAGTAGCTATGAAACTTGGCCAAATAGGAAAAATAGCGGATTGGAGCTGGTTAAAAGTATTTTTTCCTGTATACATACAAATTCTTTTACCTGTATTTGGTGAGTTTATAAAATTAATTATAATTTATGCAAAGAAAAGGCTTTCTTGAGCTGACTATTATAAATAATCAGCTCTCTTAAATTTACTTAACTACTTTATTCTTTCTATCCGAACCACCGAACATTTTTAAAGTACTGCTAAGTAATCCGTCATTTTCGGATTCCTCTTTAGGAATTTCGATAACGTCTTCAAATTTATCTTTAGTTACGTTATTAAGTTCTATATTTTCTTTCATACTTACAGTGCTAATACCTCTCATATCACGTTCAGGTATAACTTCATCTGCAATAAGTTTTGTTATACTTGAATCATAAAGTTGTTCAAAACTCATGTTATTTACTTTAGACATAATAGACTCTACAATAATATTATTATTATCTAACGTGCGATTACCGTCTTTAAGTAATTTAAATAATAACATATCACCAAGAGTTTTAGGATTATTAAGTTCTTTGAGTTTAAATTCCAATTCTTCTTTTTTATATGCTTTGATGCCTTTGAGAATGTTGTCATCAATAGTTAATTTTGCTTGAGCATTTTCAGGTATACTTATCATTTTAGCAATAACGCCGTCATAAGTTTGACTTAAGTTAATTTGAGTTATGACATTAATTACCGTATAAAATTCTGTATTTTCGTCAATGTTTCTTATTTTATGTATTTGTATATAAACCATGTTAGTTTCTCCTTTGTTTAATTGTTAATTATTTGTGCGCCACTAGTAGCCGTAGTACCACCAATGGGGCTATTAGTTAATCTTATTATAGTTCCTTGTCCGGTTGCTATTATATTGGACGCTAAAGTTTGATTTGTCACGGTTCTATAATCACCTCCGGCAACGTTTACTTCTGAACCTTGTGTGACAACTAGTCCTTGGGAGTCTGCAGGTGATATAACTCGGCAATTAGTTAAAGTTACGTTTTTTGATGTCCCTTGGATAGCGATAACTTGAGAAGCGTAACCTTTAATTGTAGAATCATATATACCCCAACTTACAGTCCCTTGTATATCTATAGCTCGCGCTGAACTAGTTGTAGATGTTTCTATATTAGAAGAAAGAAATGTAACTTGCGAACTGTTTCCAACAATTCCAATTGTGCAATTACTAATATTAGTATTTTTAAAAGTTAAAATATTATTGTAATTATACGAAATTCCATTTACACAATTGGAAATATTTATTTGATCGCAAGTAATATTACTACCTGCACTAATTATCTGTATTCCGTATTGATTATTAGCTCCGGTAATACTAAAATTGTTTATAGAAACCTTTGTTGACTCAATTTCTAAAGAAATGTTGAATGCTCCGTTTATTTGAACATTGTTAATATTTAAAATTGAGCCGCTTAAGATACGTAAACATCTTGGCGAATTATTATCAGGTAAAGTAAGTGCTACTCCCTCAAGGACAGTGTCGTTAATATTGATTGTGCTATTATCACTACGAATAATATAATTAACTAAAAATCCGGTGAACTTACTATCTGTTAATGTAATTTCTCCTTGGTTTTTAACGCTTATTATGCCTATCTGATTTTGAGGAAATGCAAAATTACCGGTTTTTACCAATTTTAAATTTAGATTAATGGATTTACCATTATTAACGAATATAAAATTATAAGTATTATTTGTCGTTAGTCCTTTGATAGTAATATAAGAAACATCAAGTTGCACCGTCGTATCTTCGGAACTGAGAGTAATCCAACTATAATCGCATCTTTCAAAGAATAATTGCTCTTTTATAATAAACCCCGTTTTAAGCCTGATAGTCGCTTTCCTGTTTCCTCCATCATCTCCAAAGTCCCTTATTAGCCCGTTTATGGCGTCTCTTATGGATGCAAATTGGCCGAATGTACCCACTGTGACAGTTAGGTTATATTCTTCAGGTAAAGCGTCCTCTTCAATAGTAGGATCAGGTATGGGGAGCGGTGGGTTTGTAACAGCTGATCTGTGTTTGATAAACTGCGTGCCGTCGTAAGTAGCTGTAATCAGCTCGCCCGTGTACAAATTGTTAGCTATTACATCGTCTTCACCCTCGTTCAGGTTTTTAAGCCCAAGTCCATCAACGTTCACTTGAACAGAACCTTTACTATTAACGGGTGAGGTAAACATTAAAATCATCGCTTCGTAATAACTTTGTTTGAGTGTTCCGATAGCCGAGATTAAAGTTAAAGTAGTTGTAGACTCATCACCTGATATTACACCGGTAGCTTTATATTCACTGGTATAACCTACTAAATTTGATATATTGGTCCGGTAAAATTTACCCGTGTCAGCGTTTCCGATATAAACGGCTTCAATATATTTATTTTCTTCAAGTATCGAGGTCTCATTAGTTCCATATTGAAATAAGTCTTTATAAACTAAAGAGCCTATTTTAATCTGTACAGTTCCGTCGCTTTCAATTGGCGATATGAATGATATGCGCATACCGTTATAGTACTTATCTATAACGGTTTCGTTAGCTGCCGTAAGTATTACCTTATTATCGGTATCACTAGTAGCCGTAAAGCCGTTAACCGACGTATTACCTATGCTTTTAATAAAGTTACTTTGGGTTATTGTTTTAGTGCTACCTAAAGATGCTTTCCAGATTAATAATAAATCGGTATCATCCGTATCATTAGTAGCCGCAATCTCGTTAAATCTTGTCATATTACAGGGTCTCCATTAAATTTTTTCCAACTTGTCCCGTCACTATATGCAGGGTATATATCACCAAGTAGACCTTCCACGAATATAATTCGTGCACCCTCTGTTGCATCGGGTAATTCGGTAACAGGGTAATTTCTAGGTGTTCGCTCATCTACATATTGAATCCAGTCACGAGTATAACGACCCAGCCAATTAAACCAGTTTCGTATTCCTTTATCTCTATATGACCAACCTTTTTCTTTTTTCTCAACAGGTGGTTCAACTACGTTATTTTCACCGCTAATCGGGTCTAAGTAATCTTGTGTTGCCCAATCAGGGTATTTATTTGGTCTTTCTATCATGTTATTGCTTCTCCTAATTCTCCGCCGAACTCGCTTATAATGTAATCCTCATGAGCATTATCGAGTATTAGCTCTAATATGGCGCCGTTTTCAAGTTCTAATATTGTACCGTCGCCAAGTTCTAAATTTACTTTATTTAATATAACCTCGCCGAAACCTTCTTCAAAAAACCCCCCTCGAGGAGATTCAACGATAATTTCTAAGTTAGATTCTATTGCATTATCATCTACTATAATTAAAGGTGATTTAACTTGCTCACCGATTTCACCGGTAATTATTTCGAATTCAGTAGTTGCAAGACCTATACTATTAAACATTAAACTTTTATCAGTAGCTGAATAAGTTATTATAGGTGTGCCTATACCGATAGGTTTTAAGGATTCGACTATAGTTCTAAAATTTTTGCTAAATTTGGGTGTATTTATATGCACGTGAAAATTAGCCCTATATTCTTGTAATTCTACACTACCCTCACCAATAAAAGACTTAACACCGCTTAATATAGCATCAGGCTCACCACTCGATACGTTCATGGCAATTCTTGCATAAATTGCCCCTCGGTAATCTTCGTCATCTCTACCGAGTCTTCCTTCACCCACTATTAAGCCGATCGTATCAAGCTGTGCACCTTGAGCAGTATTTAACCATTTACCCTTATAAACATTAAAAGCTTCATCTTCGAGTACCTGAAGAGGTTTGACTATAGCCTCAACCAGACCTAGCATTTTAGGACGTTCTTTATATTGTTCAATTAACCTGTTTTTAGCAATCTCAACATGGTTATTTATTTTTTCAAGTTCACTCATGCATCTATTATTTCTATTTTAGTTAAATCAGTAATCGCTATCTGAGTAGGGCTTACCGTAACATTATTTGCACTAAGTGCAGGGGTTGGAGATTCATTTAAAGAACTACCTATTTCGACTAAGGCCGATATTATACCCCCGACTTTATATATTGAGTTATAAAAAGATTGATACACAACCGTTTCACCGATTTTTAAACTTCTTATTTTGTTTAAAATGTCATTCTTTATTACATTGTCGCCATTAGCCGGATATGTATTATTATCTGCTTTGGTAAGTGTTACACGTACGAAAATATATAACTTAACCGCTCTTGAAAACTTAACTATTCTATCAACACCATTAATATCTTTAACAGTTACAGAAACGTTACCTATGGTTTCTATACCTGTCGGTCTTGTTCTCCAAATAGCGTTGCCGATATCGATATCAGTGCCACCCGTAACTAAAGTTTCAAAACTATGGGGCGGAAGTCCGCCTATAGCTACATTAGTAAAATTCTCATTTAATGATACGCTAATTACTCCTGTTACATCAAGAATTCTTGCAATTATCGCATCAACCGTGCCCGCACCTGCGCGCTTTAATGATATGCTCCGCCTTAACCGTAACTCGTTATCAGTTTCTAAATTTCTACCCGTAAGTCCTGCTTCAAAATTATTTACGGCAAGCCAGCCGAATACGGGCGTCCTTATTATTTGGAGACTACCCGATGCTGCAAATATTTCCCCTTTTAAAGTACAGGTCGCCATACCTTGACTTGTTACCGTGGTAAAATTCATACCTGTAGTTATATAAATGCTAAAAGATTCGTTAGAATCAGATTTTAGATATAAAGCTTCGTTAACATTACTTGCACTTATTCCAATATCAGCATCATTAATAAGCGAAATAAGATTATCGAGGATTATTTCTTTAGATTCGCCGAAGAATTTAGTGTAAGTTATTACAGTGTCGTTAATATTAAGTGTATAATCATCGAAACCATCAGATGTTATTACAATACTTGCATCTACGCATTTAGAATTACTTATAGTTACGTCATTATCTAATCTAAATGTTGCGTTAACACCTGTACCGGTTATCTCGTTACCCGCTGTTACTAAGGTTTGATTTACACCTGTTAACTCAACTTTTACTGTAGTTGCAGTAGCGATTAACCTTGAAATACCGATTTGTTGACAAATACTGTCTAAGCTAAGACCTGTCGCAGTATCGGGGTTTGTTGAACTGTTAATAGCTTGTAATGCTAACCATAATTTGGCATTCGGTTCAATAAAAATACCGATTAACTGGCTAATTACCGATTCGTCATTTAAATTGATTGTTCCGAGTTTATCTTTAATAACGGTTTCAATATCTGTGCGGATATCTTCAAAAGTCTTTATCTCAAAACCGGTATTAGTTAATCCGCTCATAAAGTTACTTCCACTATATTGCTGTTAACGTCACGTACCGCAAAATTTATTTGCAAAGTTCTTTTTATTTTGTCCTGAGTTATTTCAAGTTTTAAAATTTCAACTACTTCTTCAACAGACTGAATTGCCCGTATAAAAATAGGCTCAATTTTTCCAAGGTCAACATTTTTCTTAAGTATTTCTTCATAATACGGGATACCCGCCTCATTATTTAAATACCATTCACTCTTAAAAAACTTTAACTTTTGCTTTAGTTTTTGTAGGGTTATTTGCGAGCCTTTAGTAAAAGTAATATCATTATTAATAATTGCTATATCGCCGTCATTTCCGAGTAAAATATCTTTCATTAATTTGGCGCTCCTGTCACACTTGGTATTACAACAGTAGGACTACTTCCCTCGACAGCTTTACTATAAGGGTGAGTGTGAGTTTCAAATGTTTTACCGTTAGATACTAATTGACCGCCCTTATTTTCAATACCCGCTTTTGTATTAAGTTTACCTGCAATTTCAACAGTACCGTTTATTTCACTGTTTCCGGTAATTATAATATTACCGTCAATTTGCATATTTCCGGTATGATTAAAATTCGGTGAATTAAATGTTATAGCATTTGTTGCGTTAACATTTGCGTTGTTGCATTTAATATTGACAATATCATTTGCTTTTAAATTTATTAATGAACTGTTAACATTTATATTCTCGCTATTGTTAATTGTAACATTAACTGAATTAACTTTAACCGTATTACTAGCTGTAAGAGTTGCGTTTTCGCAATTAACTTTTACATTATCTTTGGCAATTACTTTTGCAGCAGTACAGTTAATTAAAACATTCTCAGTTTTACAATTAATTTGTGTTACAGTTTCTATTTCAATTATGCCGTTTGGCTTTAATCTTACTTTACTTCCTGAAAAAGCTATGAGCATGTCCGTATTATTTTCAGCAAAACCGGCTTTATTAAATGGCTTCAAACCGACTAAAGCTATGGCATCAGTTAGCGTATGCATTCTGTTTGAACTAACATTTTGGTCAGTTCCACCGATTAGCCAGTTGCTTATATCTCTATCTGCAAAAATCAGCATACAAGGTTCACCCTGATTAACAGGCATGGTAATCGAGGCACCGCCACTTGCAGGAAATACAACCGGAACTCCCGAGATAACAGGGTAATCAACGCTAAAATCATTACTATATTGCTCTTTTAAGTCTATTTTAACACTTGCTTTTTGAGTTTTATAATCATAACTGTTAATACGTGCAGGCAAACAAACTCTTATGTTGCTAGAGGTAGTGATACCTATTCTTTTTATAAGGTCAATTATATCATCCATTCTTAACTACCAACATCCTAGTATACCACTCGTTACCGCGAGTATCGCCGCTATGACTTAATTCATTTACAATAAAAGTCCCGGTAATGGTTTTACTCTCTACCTGAATTAAATCACCTGCTTCAAGTTGCGGCTGTAAAAGAGACACTACGTTATATTCGTTACGTGTACGTTTCTTTAATTTCTTAGTAACAATAACCTCTTCAGGATCATCAATTAACCCTGTGGAAGGACTTAAAAATATACTCATCTTATTTGTGCTTTTATCAATTTCTATAATCTGTAATTGTCCGTTTTGTATCGACCAGTTAAATCTATGCTCAGCTCCTAATTGATCAAGTATTTCAGATATATTACCGAGACATGAATATCCGCCTTTTAATATTTTATTCTCATCATAGTTAGCACTCTTGATCGGAATATTCAGTTTAGCAGCGATAGCTTTAATAACGGCACTTAACGGAGTATTCTCACTAAAAGATAAAGAAATATAATTATCCCTCGTTGCTTTAAATCCGTCTTTATTATAAATAGTTGTGATTATATCGGGACGTTTTATATTTATAACCACATTACTTATATTACCTTGGCCAATTTCAACAAGTCCCGTATTATATAGATAACCTGCTTGTAATCGTAATAATCCCTCAAACGCATTTGATATTTTATTTCTCTCATTATCACTTAAATTATAAATATCTACTCGCATGCTGTTTTTATCAGCAAGAATGTTTTTCTTTACTTCAAACTTAATTCTATGATTTTCAACCCGTATATCGGGTGAAATATCAATAGCACAAACTCTTTCAAAGTATTTCATTACGATTTATATAAATAAGTTCAATTTCAATACCCATGTTGTCGCGGGTCACTTCTTCTACAACATCATTAATAGGTACAACGAGTAAATAACCCTCAGGTCTTGATTCATTGTAAACATTATTAAGTATATCTATACCTAATATTAATTTTTTACCGGTAATTAACGCTATATTATCATTAGTTAATAAATTAATATACCAATTATTATCACGAATGTTAAAATTAGCGCTTAATATATAGGGCGTATTGTCTAAAATAATGTTTTGCTCCCAATAGGGTGTGTTAAACCATTTAATTACTTGCATTAACTACCTCCCAAAGCTTGAAAACGAGTTTTTATTGATTTATAGAAAGTTATACCTTTTTGAACTTGAGTTGGCGTCGGTTCTAAAGTTTCTTGTGATCCGTACTTAATTTTACCGCTTACTAAATCTTGAGTAGGTTTTGAATTTCTGCTTATACTTACGGTTTTTACCGTAGCAAAAGTAACTTGTTTTAAAATAGCCTCAAAATACAATCGATTACCGGTATTTTTATCTTTCGGAAACTTTAAATCTTCAATAATCATATTTTGGAAACTATCCCAAAAAAACACTACATCGATTAAATTCCCACTACTATATAAATCAGTCAATATTTGATAAGCTACTATTTGATTCCTGCCTTTACCTTTATATTTATTGGAAATATTAGTTAAGACATCACCGTTAAATAAATCTATTACAGTGGCTGCAAGACCCACTACATTAACAGAATCTTCAGTAATGCTACCCGTGACTCTTAGTTTAGTAGGATTCTTATAACAATGATCAGATACTGAAGAACCTGTTAATCCGTTGAAAGCTGATACGGAATGATCGGTAATTACATTACTATAATGAATTTCTTCTAAATGAGTAGCATCTATAAGTACTTCACCTATTTGCGTCTTATCACCGACAAGTAAACTTTTACCGACTCCCGTCAAATTAGCTATTTTAGCAAGTAATGTAGCCATCTCACCTTACTGCCAGACTGTCAAGTCCTCTATTTATATTGTATTTAAACTGCTCTTGTATTTCATCGGCAATTTGTGAACTTATATATTTCAATTGATCTTCAGTTGTACCTGTCGGAACATTTATAGTAATAGTTTCGTTAATATTCTGGACAACTTTATTACTAACATTACTAGAAGTCCTTGCAACAGTAGTAGGATTAACACTAGTTACAGGTGGTCGCATCGGTGTTATATTATCTTGCAAAGGTGTTAATTGAGCAGTTTTTAAATCAAGTCTTTTAACGTTCTCTCTTGTTATTTTCGGTACATTATCAATATTTTCTATATTATTGTTATTTCCAAACGGGTTAAGTTTCTTAATAAAATTAACGATATTAAGTATAGTTTCAAAATCTCTTTTTATATTTTTGATCATTTGTGCTAATGCAAGTTCTCCAAAATTATATATTTTACTAAATATAGTTTCAAAAGAACTGTAAATAGATTCCCAAATAACTTTTAATTTAGGGTAAGCTTCTTCCCATGAACCGAATATATCTCCAAGTACCGAATCGTTGCCGTTTTTCCAGCCCAAAAAGTCATTGACTACGCCCCCTACGGCGAACCCTATCGCAGCTAAAGTTATAGTTAAAGGATTTGTGAGTAAAATTGCTGAAAGAGCTTTGAAGGCACTGATTGCCGTATAAATTCGAGGCGCCAATGTAAAAGCTAAAACTGATCCTAAAATGGTAACAGTATTTTCAAGTCCTCCAAACAAATTGATGACCCCGTTCACAGGCACCATTAAAATTTTAATGGTTTTAAGTAATATATCTATCGAATTACTTAATATATTAATAAATCTATCAAGTCCTTGGTTAATAACTTCTTTATTAGCTTTAAACCATTCTTTAAATTGCTCTGATACTTTAATAAATACCGGCATAAATTTAACGGCCAAACTTTTTCTTACATTATCGATAATAATCTTAAATTCAGACCAAGACTTTAAAAATTCATTAGTAGTTTTTATACCTTGGGCATTGGTGATATAAGCAAGTTGTCTTACTTCTTCACGTTGTTTTTTAAGACTTTCCTCACTTTGACCCATTACTTTAGATAGTTCTAGTGACGAGTTTCCAAATAATTTATATGATAAGTCCGTACGTTTGGCTGAATCTGAAATCATATTAATTTTAACAGCGGCTTCTTTATATAACGTTAAATTATCTTTTATTAAACCTTTACTATCTTTAAGTCTAATTCCAAGCTCAGTAAATTCGTCCAACTTACCTGAACTTGATGCTTTACTTACAACTTTACCGAATACTGCAAAGGAATTACTAAGTTCACCTACTTTTAACCCCGCATTCTGAGCAACCAGCTCTAGTTCTTGTATGGCTCTTGATGCTATACCTGTTTGCTCGGCAAGCCCCTCGGTACTCTTAATATTCTTTGCAGTATTGACGGCGAATGCGGTTAGACCGGTACTTGCAGTTACTATACCGGTAATTGCTCCGAGCATTACATTTTTAAAGCCGATAATATTTTGTTTTAAATCGACTATTCGTTTTTCAAAATCCTTTAACTTATCGTCTTTTAAATTAAAGCTAAGGGTGGTAACTAATTCTCTTGTTGCACTCATTTTTTACTCCTATTTGTAGCTTCTTGCTGCCTCATTTGCTCCTCTTGGATATCATCCTCCATATCAAGAAGCGCATTAATTTCCATTAGGTCATATATTGTTACACAGGTTTTTAACTCGGTCATGGTTACTTTATTTTTCAATAAAGGTCGGTACATAAACCACTTAAAACTTAACTCTTTATTTAGCTCGCCGCAGAGTTGCCCGCTTGTTCTTGTTTTTCTTGGTTTCCAAAGAGGCTCAGAGGGGTAAAAAAAGGGGTGAAATGTACTTTAATACTATGTACTAAAGCCTCCATCATTTCACCGATGTTACCCGTGTAAAATCTGTCAAAGTTTTCTGAAGTAATAGGTACACCGTCACGTTTTGTTTGCGAAAGTATATTAATTATTATTTCGCCTCTAGGATCATTAACATATAATGAAGATACCAATTTATTAAAACCTTCGCCTAAAGGTGCACCGTTACCTTCACTAATATTGAGGAAGTCACTGAATGACGATCCTATATATGAAGTAAATTTTAACCATAGTCTATAATTGTAAAATGCCGGTAAATAACTTATTTCGTAGTCATGGTCATTAATTTTAGTCTTAACTGTTTCGTTATGCATTATTTAAGACCTCCTATGTGGAAAGCTAAGTCTGAAGCTAATATTTTCCACTCTCGATCGTTACCGCTTGTTCCATATGCAGTCGTTGGTACTGATTGAACATGCGCACCAATGGAACTGTACAAACTATCCGAGTTGTTATCTTTTATAGTTAAAGTAAATACTCCCGTACCAAGTTGTCTATCTAAATTAGCAAAATTAGAAAGCACATCATTAGTTTGAGACTCTTGTGTAAGTGTTAATGTAATTAATGCATCGTAGTTATTATTTTTAAAACGAAATGATTTGCCTAGTGCGTCATTCTCCGTTGTATATAAATCTGATATAAACTCGATCATTAAAAAAGTATCTTTTCCGTAACCTACAACGCTATGCGCATTAAGTGAAACAGTTGTTTTTTTCGGGTCAAATTCTTTTACTTTTGCCATTTTATTAATCCTTAATCTGTTATTACACCAACAATTTTATCAATAGAATGTATAGCTCCTGCAAGTGTTGCAGTGAAATTAACATTTCTTAATATTCTTGCTGTTTTATCTTCTGAACTCACAGTAATTGCTTTCGGTAAAGTCACCGTATAATTTAGTATAACGCCTCTATTAACTGCTTCTTGCAAGCTTGCTCTTAATGAATTTTCAAATAAACCTATGCCTGCATCAGTATAAGGTATTCTCTTTGCGTCTCTCAGTAATACAACTAGGTTTTCTTTAATATAACTCTCAAGCCAATCAAGTCCGTGAATAATATCTATATTAGTACCGTTAGTCATCCAGCCTTGAAGAGTTACATTTTTACCCGCTAAATCCGAGTAATAAATACCTTTATCTAGTCGCAAGTTATTTTTAACCGTCGGTGTTAAATTATTACCGGTTACACCGATTAAATTCTGAAATATCCATGTTTCAGCACCAGGCGTTGTTGCAAGCATTTTACCGAGTAAAGCAGCTTCGGGCATTTCTGTTGCCGCTTCAGTATGGTACATTAAAAATGTCCTACTAAAATCCGCAGCACTCAAGACTCTTAGTAAATTATTATCTGCACCGTTAGCTATATCAGCGGAAGACGAAGATGTTCCGTAAATTCTTGTCTCAGTTTGAATTTGATCAGCCAAAGCAAACACGTCATTTGCATTTTTAGAAGTACATAATACGGCATAAAAATTAGGATTTATTGTTTTTGCAAGATTATATGCCTCAAGCTTTGTATCAAGTTCTAATTGTTGTGTTACCAATATGTGATCGGGGCTTGTAACTTGTGCAAATATCCTAGTTGCCATTATATACTCAGGTGTATCAGCTTCAAAATCTTCAACTACTTCATCCAAACTATAGTAAGCTTTTACAATACTAGGGAATGCATTTAAACTATCGCCGATTATTAAAGGTATATCAAAACCTGTTCTCAATACCGTGATATCTTGCCTGGTTATCTGTATTTTTATAACATCATCTATTACAGCCATATTTTCCTATTTATTAATTATAAATTCATTTCCTGTGTCTAAATCAGTAATATTTACATGCTCAATTAAGCCGACATTGTCTTTAATTTCCATATTACTATTAAACTCACACATCATTATTGCTCGACTCTCATTCATTCCATCAAATGAAAATCCAATGAAATCGATACCGTTCACTGTTCGCATATGAACTATTTCATCCTGAAAATAATCCGATGCAAAATGCGTATAAAATCCGTTATCTATTGTCATTAACAGATCACATGCGGTAAATCTATCATCAGCAAAAGCTTCAAATTTTACCGTAAACTTTCTAAAAAATACAAGACGTTGAAGTCCTACATCATCTATTTCGTATTTGTTTGGGAAACCTCTTAAATCGAAATTTTCAATTGAAATTAAGATAAAAGGTTTCCGCGGCCTTTCATTATTACCGTAGTTATGTATTACGCCCACGTTCACATCATTTATTATGATAGATACGAACTCAGCAAGTTTTAAATATATCTCTTTAAGCATCGTCTTTATCTAACCTCGATACTATAACCTTGTAATGCGGGATTAACCCGTTTTGCCATGCAAGTATCTGTATACATATAAATTTATCATTTCCGATAATTACTATATCCGGCTCAGAGTAACCGTTACCTAAAGTCCTTAACTCTGAATTAGTAAATAAAGCATAAGATGCTTTAGCTCTAAATCCTTCAGGTACTGCACTAAGCATTTGCCCTTTTATGGGTTGTACACTTGCTTTTATAGTTAACGTTGTCGTAAGCCCTTCAACCCACTCATAATTTTCAACATGTCCGCCTGATTTTCTTAAAACTGTAAGTGGTTTCCTAAATACATCGAAAATCATTTTTCTATTACTACATAATTAATTGAATTTCTAAGTCTTCCCTTGTCAATTAATGTTCTTGAAATAGCACCTTTTTTACCTCTAGTTTTTCTCTTTATTGTTTCCTCTGAGTTAGGAGGTGGAATGTTTGATGAAATTTTATCAATAACATCATCTTTAGCCTGCAAAGCTACTTTATGCAAAATAGCTTTAGCCTCCCAACGACCCTCTATTAACTTGTTATAACCATCTTCAATAATCTTTAACCATTCAGCTTTTTTCTCTCTTGCCGTAGAAAATAAAAAAGACCTTTTAGGAATATGTACGGTACCAAATTCATGAGCTAACGCATATGTAAGCACCGAATCTTTTTCAAGTGCTCTGTCGTTACCGAGTACCCCCGCTTTTGCAATAAACTTTTTACAGTTTTTTAATTCCTTTAAAATCTTTTTGTACTTTTCATCTTTAACAGTAACCGACATAGTCTCCGCTCACTCTAGTCCTCGGAATCGATATAAAACTTCTAACAAGTCTTAAATATTCTTTACCGTAACTACTACTTGCAAGTTCACTTTTACTACCGCCACTATTAGTATACGTAATGCTAAGTTCACTTTCCGTTATACTTGCAACATCTCCGCTAGCACCCAATTTACGTCCTGATACGGTCAATATATGAGCTGCAAGATAAGCTACAAGTAAAGCCCGTTTATTAGCTCTTATACTTGTAGCTACTTGCATATCGGCAACAGCTATTGCCCCACTCGGGTCTACATCTTCAAACTCAGAAGCAATTATCCTAAATATTTGCTCCGGATTCATTAGATACCGGTTCTAAATAATTGTGACTCAGGGTATACAACTATAACTCCACCGTATCTTGCATGACACACAACTTTATAAGCTAAATTGTTCCATTGTTCAGGCAACATTTCAAATTGTATAGGTACTTCTTGCCAAAACTTCGAAATTGAATTGTTATATAAAATAAACCCGTCTTTACCGCCAAATGCACCTTGCAATTCATTACAAATCTCCACGCGTATATCCGGATTATTTCCTTTAAAAAACTCTAATATGGTTGTATCTGTACCGGCTGCATATTGCGTATTGGATAACTGATAATATTGTTTTATCGGTATTAATAACGTATCGGGACGCTCAGCTCCGTTTGTACTTGAGACCATAAATGCCACAGCGTCGTTAATATCTTTTATTATATTTTGCGGGGTTTTGTTTTCCCATTTTTTAGCATTAACGTCATTACCGGCAACTTGAGCCGTATTAATATTTGGCGTAGTTAGCCAACCGTTTAATCCGATTTGAGTATCACCGAAGAAAGCTAATTGGTTAAATTCTTGCAACATTACTTTATATGCCGCTTGCATTTTTCTTTCTTGAATCAGCTTACCGCCCATTTGGGAGCGTCTAATATCTTGCAAAGATATTGTAAAACCATCTGCAATTGACTTTATTGCACTGGTAAATTGTTGGCCGCTAACATCAACAAGAGGTATATCCTCCGCATAGTTTGAAATAACTTTAGCTCTACCTGTCGAGTCGTATTGTGTATACGTAACTGTTTCAGCTCCGGGGGGCGTCGTACTATCAATCGGAATAAATTTATTCCAACTCAAAGGTGCTATAGCAACTTCATATACTTTCGGCTTAATATGTTCTAATTCTCTTGCAAAATATATTGTGTTTGCATCATCTAAATTAACTAAATTTATCATAGTTTTCCTATCTCCAAGCCAACTAATATCTGGTCTACTGTGGCATTTGTTAAAAATTTCCCGATTAAAAGGTTATTAGTGGCATCATTTGTAAATAAACCTGCATTAACACTTAAATAAGCTTTCTCTCCCGCTACTATATCGTCAGCAGATACAGATTCGACCCAAACTCGACCTTCCGTTAAAACAGCTACTTCTCTTTTAACAAGATATTTACCTTCTTCATTATGTTGAAATAAAGCTATACCTAAAAAGTTAACAGTTATTATGTCTGCCCAAGGTAGACATAGTTTTTCGGGATTTACCGTACTATCCCTTTTTACGGGTCTACCGAACTGTATTTCTGCGTTAGCTGTAAA